TGGTGAAGTGATGAACAAAGCGATTCTGATGACCATGATGCGGGACATGAAGTCCAAGGGCAGCAAGGGTATGGAAATCGAAGTCGAGCCCTCCGAAGAGGAGGAAGGCGAGGACGAGGACTACACCGCTGCTGCCGGGGAAATCATGGCGGCGATTGAGTCAAAGAACGCCGGGGCGTTGGCTACCGCTCTAAAAGCCTTCGTGTCGGCTTGTTGACCGCTGTTTGAGCGATCGGGTAAGGGGCTAGCTTCGGCTAGCCCTTTGCTTTTGCACCTTATGGATGGCAGTCCAACTCTCTACCGCCGTTCGCAATGCTCGCCTAGACTCTATCGAATCAACGATCGGGGCTAGCGGTGTCCTCAAAATTCGTACTGGCTCACCGCCCGCTACGTGCGCGACGGCTGACTCCGGTACGGTCCTGGCTACTATCAACCTGCCCTCTGACTGGATGGCTGCTGCTTCTGGTGGCAGCAAAGCCAAGTCTGGTACGTGGGACGATACAAGCGCAGACAACACGGGTACGGCTGCTCACTTCCGTATCTATGCCTTCGACGGCGTTACCTGCGGCTTGCAGGGCACTGTGACTGGCACCGGAGGCGGCGGCGACATGACGCTCGACAATACGAGCATCATCTCTGGGCAGTACATCACCATTACGAGCTTTACCCTTACTGACGGAAACTCCTGATGCGTTGCGCTGACTGCCGAGGTACTGGGCAATACCCAGATGACGCGCAATGCGAACTCTGCGGCGGTCGCGGACACGACGATTCCGGTATCGGCTGGCCCAGTGAGTCCGAGGAAGACCCCATCCCCGAGAGCGAGTATTGAACCATGGCGATCACCACTCTCGACGGTCTCATCGGAGCGACCAAGCAGCGCGTTCGCTACAATAAGACTGCTTTACGTACCACTGTCGCCAACGGCTGGTTCTCGCTCATTGACCTAGCTGGGCAGCCCGGAGCAGGTGTGCTCGCGGGATCGTCTACGACAGCGGGCGTCGTCCCGACTGACCTTACTGCTGGTTACCCGATTATCAATGCTTTCGGTGCTGGAGCCAGCGGCTACCTTGGGCGTGTGGCCTTTGGTAACACAGTGGCCTGCCGTATTGCGGTGTTTGACCGTCTCTGGCATGGCGGCGCTTACGCTTTCAACGCCAACACAGCCATCCCTACACCGCCTAGTTACGCGGCAAGGGTTCCCGGTGCTAACTACGCAGGTCTTGAAATCTGGGCAGAGCAAGTCACAGCCGCTACGGGCAACCAAGCTGTGAACGTCACGTACACCAACCAAAGCGGCACGGGTTCGCGCACTACTGGAGCCGTTGGTATCAGTGCTGCCCCTACTGTCGGTCGTTGCTGGCAGCTTCAGTTGCAAGCTGGGGACAGCGGCGTTCAAGAGATCGACAACGTGCAGGGTACTGTGGCTACCGCTGGCACGTTCAACGTCATGGTCCTGCGGCGTCTCGCTGAAGGCCGAGTGCCTATCGTGAACGGCTTGGACCGACAGTCTGTAATCGACGTTGGTGCCTTGCTGGAAGTGTACGCCGACTCTGCGTTCTTTGTGCTTATTGCCGCCGACAGCACGTCCTCGGGCCTTCCAGACGTAGACTTCCAAGTCATCAACGGCTAAACCTGTATGGCGACCTCGCTTGACAGGTCGCTGGTCGGTCTGCTCGGTGCTGTCGAGGTCTTTGGCCTAGACGACGGCGGCGGGGGAGGCACGGTCACAGGCACGGCGAGCATCACGCTCGGTGCTGCGACTGTATCCTCGGCGGGGTCTATTGCTGCCGTAGGTACGGCTAGTATCACGCTAGGGGCGCTCACAGGAGCCTCTGCGGGCACTGTAGCAGCCTCTGGTACAGCCAGCGTCACCCTTGGCTCGCTGAGCCTCTCGTCAGTCGGCTACGTCGTCAACTCTGGCGCGGCGAGTATCACGCTCGGCACGCTAACGTCGTCGGCAACAGGTTTGGCCGTTGTCTCGGGCTTTGCCGCGAACACGCTGGCGGGCCTAGGGATTCTCAGTGACGGTCTAGTCACCACCCCCTCTACGCGCACGGGTTCGGCTAGCATTACGCTCGGCCTGCTCGACCTAGACGCCGTTTGCACTAGTACGATGCCTACTCGCACCCTCGCACAGCTTCGTGATGAAGTTCGCCAGCGGGCGAACATGGAACACGCAGACAACTTTATCACCGATGCGGAGATTGACCGCTACGTGAACCAGTCTATCTGCGCTTGGCGGGATATGCTGGTCGAGAACCGTGGGCAGGACTTCTTTACGGGGTCCGCTACGATTACGCTGACGGGGGCTTCCATGTATGCCCTTCCGGCTGACTACTACCAGATTCTCAACGTCTCCTACGTCGAGAACGGCGTGTTTACTACCCTGACGCCCTACAACCGTGGGGACGGCGCTACCTACGCCAACGCTGGCGGCACGGTGCCTCTTCGCTACCGAGTGGCTAACAACCAGCTGTTCGTGCTCCCGTCCTCGGCAAAGGGCTCACTGCTTGTGACCTACGTGCCGCTTGCGACGACCCTGACGCTCGATACCGACGTGCTCGAAGTCTTCAACGGCTGGGAGGAGTGGATCGTCCTAGACGCAGCTATGAAGGCTCTGGAGAAGGAAGCCACTGACACCGGGCAATTGTTCATGCGCCGAGAGATTACCGAGCGTCGCCTTATGGCTCAGGCGCAGTTCAACGACCGAGGCTTCCCGGAGTCCGTTACCGACGTGCGTGACGTAGACCTCTCGGGGTATCCATGGTGAACCCTACTCGCCTAGACTACTCGCCGCAGGGTGGGCGGCAGTTTGAGTCTATCAGCGACGCAATCAAAGGCGCTAGCACGGCAGGTCTGAACGGTGGCCGCAGCATCACGGCAGACGTGTCTGCTACCGCCAAGGATATCGCTCACGGGCTGGGTAAGCCCTACACGGGTTACTTCCTAATCGGCTCCGACACGCCCATCAGCGTGGCTTCTCCCGGTGGCGAAGACAAGAGCAAGTTCGTCCGTATCGAGGCTTCCGGTCCTGCGACCGTCACTCTCTGGGTATTTTGATGGCACGAGGCAGCGAAGACCAAGCCGTAGACATTCCGTTCAGCGGAGGCATGGGGGAGGGTGCAGCACCCTTCGTCCTCAATGGCCCCTTTGTCGAGCTTGCCGAAGATTGCGTCATCACGAAGGAAGGTGCGTATCAGCGTATTCCCGGCGCTAACGTGCCAAACGCCGTCACTGGCATAACAGGTGGAAGTCGTGGTCTTGCGGCGTTTGATAGCACGTTAGTGCAACACACGATCAACGGCCCGTATCAATACAACGAAACCGCTAATTCTTGGAGAGCGACCAACCCAAAGGGTTTCGTTCCAACACAGATTCGCTCGGACTTGCTTGTGTCGCAGTCCAATCGAACCACGTACAACACGCAGTGCGCTGTCAGCGACAACGGTTACGAACTGTATGTCTGGGATGAGTCCCAACCTCAAGGCGAACTAGACACTTACTACGGGACTAACTGGTCTGCCAAAGGTCTGGCTTTACGTGACCCCTCTGGTGGATGGCTTATTTCTCCAACGGCCACGGTTCTTGGAGTCGGCCCTGGGCATCAGATTATCGCTGTTGGACAATCTTTCCTTATTGGCCTTGCTAACACGTCCGGATTTCAAGTCTATAAGATTCTTGAGACTGCAACGTCTTTGGCGGGCGTATCTCAGATTATCACGAACGCGACTGGGGCGGGCATTGTCGTAGGCAGTCGAACGCTTACATCGGTACACGATTGTTGCTTGGGCACGTCTGGCTCCGTAGCATACTTTCTTGTTGGAGCTTGGAGTGGAGCAACCAACTTCTTTGTTTACACGGTTAGTACTTCTGGCCAGGTGGGTTCGGCATCTAACGGAGCATGGCAGCCTCTTAGTAGTGGCGCACTTTGCGTGGATAACGACAAGGTATACGTCGCGCGTGCAGAGAGTAGTAGTAATCTGGTCTACTTGAGTAAGTTCACTGAGTCGCTAATTACGACCGGTGTCGCGGCTACTGCTATTGGATCTGTTTCTACGGCAAGCGGTAATACTCCCTATCGTGTTCGTCTCAGTGGGTACAATGATGCTGGTATCTACTGCGCCATCGAAAGTTACAACACTGCGCCGTCTACCACGGCAACGCTTAGAACGTACCCACCCTCGTCTACACCATCCTACGGGCAGCTACCGTCGTTCCCCTACATTGAAATTGGGTTTCTTCCAACAGCGGACGCAATCGGTAACTATACTGCTACGACCGATAGGGCTTATGCCCACGGCTATGTTCTACACTCCGGTATTGAGCAGCCTGGTGCCGGTCGTGGGCCTCAATTCCTTGCAGCGTACCACGGTTTAGAAACCAAAGCACGTGGTTACGTGTTTGGGGATATGCAGTCCGAAGACGGACTGACTACAGCCAACTTTGGAATATGGGATCAAGTAGACGCCTCTGGACCGTATCTCGGTGGTGTTTGGCTCGAAATTCTCAGCCGTACACAGAATAACGGTCAGGGTGAGACGCAGGTTCTTTATCTACGTTCTCTGGCGCGTGTTAGTTGGGACTCTTTGGTTTCTGACCATAGAATCAATATCTTGGTTTCTGGTAGCTTCACTAAGCGAAATGCCATCTGTTACGTGCGAGGCTCTATGAGCAACGTACGAGGTGGTTTGCTCGCTTCTCAGTCTGTACTAGACAGCACGACGAACGGCCTTCGCCGCGTAGCCGTAGATATCTTCCCGAAGCCCCCCCTTAGCATTTCTGCGCATGGTGATATGTTCTTCGACGGTTCCTGCCAACACGTCTGGGACGGTCAGCATAGCTTTGAGAACACTCCACATTTCCCACCGCTGGTTGCGTGGGTGCCGGAACTAAAGGCGGGACTCCTATACGGAGACCCCATCGGCATTACGCCTCCCCCCGTCTCTCCCGGCTGCGCGTTTGAATACACTGATACCTACTCGTTCCACTGGGAATGGATCGACGGCAACGGATACCTACACCGTAGCGCAGTTACGTCATTCTACATCAGACTTACTGGTCCACTATCTGAAGGAACAGCAGACCACTACACGATTGCCCTGCCTGGGTACTTCGCGGTAGCCCCACCTCTCACGGCAAACGACGCATCTACATACCGAGGCTTGCGTCTTGTCGTCGCTATGCTGCCAGGAACGGGCGGTGCCAGTCGGTCTACCTTGTACTCGCGGTGGGTTCGTACTTGGGAGAACACCGTAGCCACGTTCGTCACCATGCGCCTAAGTGATGGTGCTGATAGAACTCTTGCTTCTGGGTATCTATACACTGACGGTGGTGTTCTACAGGCAGAAGCCAGCCCGTCTCCTGCTTCCATTACGAGCACCCGAGACCGTTTGTGGCTTATTTCGTCGGACAATCGACGGCAACTGTACTACTCAAAGCCTGTTGAAAGTCTTATCGCGCCGGAGTTCAATAGCGCACTAACTGTAGACATTCCAGCTGACGCTGGCGAAGGCGTCGTTGTGCTTACGATTGACGATAAACCTATCGTATTGTGTGAGCGAGGGCTTTACGCTATCGTCGGGGATGGACCAAACGCCCTAGGCTTACAGGGAGACTTTGTTCCGCAAGTAATCCAGAGTGATACTGGTTGTGTAGACAAGAATAGCACTGCTAAGTGTGATTACGGTGCCTTCTTCCAAGGAGAGCGTGGAATCTATCTGCTAGACCGAGGTCTGTCTACAACACTAGTATCTCAGGGAGTGCAGGACCGGGCACAACTTGAAATCAACAAGGCTACCTCTGTACCGAAAGAGCAGCAAGTGCGCTTTGCTCTTACTTACGGGG